ATCCAGGTACTACTAGGTTTGACTACCTAGTTATGGTCGGACGACATAATACGCCAGCGTCGTTATCGTCCGCGGTTCGTCGAGCCCTCAATTGTCTTGAGGAGGTCGCAACTGTACTTGAGTCTGTCGCCGGTGTTTCACCGGGCAGTCTCGTTGTACCTGCGATCCTCCGAGAGCAAGCGAACCTTTCCCATATCAAGCAGTTTTGCGTGGGGCTGCTTGAGAACCCCTCTGACCACGTCTGGTGGCCAGTTGTCCGAGTTTTGTCAGCTCGGCAACGCTTATCCATCAGCGGGAGTCTCTTCCTTTCTCGGAAGTTACTCCCTTCTCTTCCTTCCTCACCCGAAGCCCACAAGGCTCGTATCACCCGTCCTCCAATCGACCTGCCGGTCGGCTACCTCTCTCACGTACGTCGTATCGTGAGAGAATGCCTCGGCAAGGGATGGGACCATGGGTACGATCGTTGTGTGCTTGGGTTCACACCGCCTCTCTCTTCCACCACTACTACTTCGTGTAGTAAGGGTGGTGCCCGAGCTATCTGGGTCAACCGGCGCCCCGAATTTATTCGGAAGTGCCTCGGGGTTGACGGGATAGCAGAGTGCCACGATCCCTTCGATGTCAAGTTCATGAACGTAGAACTCGATGGGAAATCGCGCTCGGTGACGGTAGCTCCGGGCTACCAGCACCTTCTCGGGCCGGCTCACCGCTGTTTGTACAACGCGGTGAGCAAGAGGCCGTGGCTTCTTCGCGGAGAAGCTACGGAAGCAAAGATGACCCCGCTAGTCACGGGGTCTGATGGTGTCTTTATCAGTGGCGACTATGAGGCCGCCACTGATAACCTCCCACTCGCGGTCGCTCAGGCGATCATGAGTGAGGCACGGAAGTTATCCGTCCACATCCCGTCTCCCGTATGGGCACTGGCTGAGAGCTCGCTCGAAGCCACCGTGCATTACGAAGACGGGTCGAATGTGGCGTTAACTACTGGGCAGTTGATGGGGAACCTATTCAGTTTCCCACTCCTCTGCCTTCAAAACTATGCCGCCTACCGTTACTACGTTCCTAAGGACTACCCCGTCCTTATCAACGGTGACGACATAGTGTTCCGTGCGCCGCGGGAGGTGGCAACGAAGTGGATGGACGGCGTGTCCACACTTGGTCTCTCTCTTTCCCTCGGAAAGACGATGGTTCATGAGAGGAACTTCTCTCTGAACTCAACGTTCTTCCGTCAGGAAGGGAATCGGGCGGTCTTGGTGCCTGTGTTGCGTTCGGCTTTACTAACTAGGAGTAATCCGTCGCCACACGCACTGGGACCGGGGGCCCGTTCCTTTTCCCGGGGGATGAAAGGAGAGTCGAAGATCAAGGCGGATACCGTCTATCTTCGTTGCCGGGCGGCGGACTTCAGGTCCGCCGGAAGGAGTGTGTTGCGCGACTTGCGCGCACTCGTGAGGCCCGAGGCGATTGTGAGGGCGGGTATTGCGAAACGGGAGTGGTTCTTTTTATCTGGACCACCGAACCCGCTTCCAATTGACCAGCTTCGCCTCGGGGGGCCCACCGTACCGGACGGTTGGGCCCGGAGAGAATCCCTGGCTCGGACACGCCGTCAGCGGCGATCGGAGCGGGCGGTACAGAATGTGCTACTTGCACAACTGTCCGATCGGGCGTGGGTTGAGAAACCCACGCCTCGCAGCGACTTGTCGGCTGCGACTTGGGACCTGACGAAGTCGTCGTCAGGTCGGCCTCTCTGGACGTGGTGGCGAAACCACAACACCAGATGGGCCAGACGTCGGGGCGAGTTCCGCCGCGTCGCCAAGCGATTCCGCCCGGAACTATCACTGCTGTGGAAGTTCCGCCAGGGAGGAGGGAGGGGGAAGGTTTGGTGCTACCAGGGATTAGTGGGTGTTGCCGCTTGCGGCCCCACGTTTGTACCTGGTGGCACTGAGGGTGTGACGGCGACCGCGGGCATATAGCCTTTGTGTCGGCCGTGGGGATGACGCACGGGAATTTTCCCGGGGTAGATCATGTGTTGGTGCCCGACCTCGGAGGCCTCCTGTGGAGGGTCTCCGATGCGCCGGCTCCACCGTAATGATATCGGCCGTCATCGCGGATCGGGTAAGGAAGACCGTCCATGTATCGCGCTGCGTAAGCAGTTCCTCAGTCGACGAGGATTAAAGCGTGGCGTGCGCTAGTACTTGCCCGTGAAACGGTGTTCGGTACCCGCGAGAGGGAGGGGGTATATACGCGCGGTAGCCGGCGTAGTGATGTTCGAAAGGATATCATGAATCTGCTATCGCGCTAAGTGCCAGGTTGATTGACCCTGGATTCCCCTTGGGGCTCGCGCGTAACGATACTCCATGATTGAGTACCGGGTTTTCGCCCCTGCTGACCTG